CATTAAATTACCTCCTTATAATATAGTATTTAGGCTCTAATCATAGCATATGAGCCTCTGAGAGCGTCTGTGACAAGTCATAGTATATTTATTGAGTAATTAGTTAAATCTCCAGTACATATAGGTACTAGAGGTTGATGCACTACATATAATTTTATAAATATAAATCTTTTAGGTCTTGTTCAGCACTCTCTATAGTTGTATATGAACATCCATTAACTCTTTCCCCTATATCACCAAAGTTTTCACTTACAGATGAAATTTTAAATATATATAGTTTCCCGTCAAATACACAACTATCAATTGTGAATATCCCTTTTCTACTTTCAAATCTTTTAACTTCTTTGAACATAATATGCAACTCCCTTTTATAATTTATAATCTAATATTTTTAACTTAATGCAGTTAATAACAAAACTGTAAAAGTGTTGACATCTTCCATGTTGAATATTCTAATATATCCCCTACTCTTATCGTACAACTTTGCGCCATACTGTTGTTCTAATAGATGTCTATATTGTTCTTTTAGTTTACGCCATACACTTTTTTTAAGGTCTATGTGGACACTTCCTTGTCTATTTCTAATAAGTTGTAACAGTGTTCCCTTCTTCCTAGGTGATAACACTGCCACATATTCCTTATTTTGCTTGAAGTAGCAATTGTGGTCATCCAATACTCTACTAAATCTGTAAAATATTTCTTCTATACTGTTTTTACCTTCTACAACGGTGCTATTAGCTTCTCCAGTGTGGTCTTCATGATTTTCATCATCTACTGATTTTTCCTCTGTAATAGTAGGTTTTATAGGTTCATCCACTTCCTCAACTGGAGCTAAGTCGAACCATCTAGTACAATTACTAGTACTTATGAATTTTTCTTCACATTGTACACCTTCATCAGTTACTGTTATTACTGTTAAAACTAATCCACTTTTTTTATGTTGTATTTTATTTCCTTTTACTAATCCTATCATAGTACTCTTTTTCATATATAACACTCCCCTTTAATAATTACTTTATTTCCTATATAATTATCTTTTATAACATAATTATAACTCCCTTCTACTAGGAAATCTCCTGTTTTATCACACCTTTTTTAAATTTTTTTACATTAAAAAAGGACTGTATTAACAGTCCTCCTCATATTTCCATATATATCCGTATGCAGTTTTATATTCACCTCTAGCACATTTACCAATATTGTTATCAGCTCTATTCTTACCTAAATATTCATTAGCATCTGCAACACAATTAAATTTTCTAATAAACTCACCGTCCAAAGTAAACATTAATACTGGTTTACCTTTACCATATCTTGAACTATTTTTACCTTTAAAGTCTGCATGGTTTTCACTCATTTTCTTTTTATGTTCTTCAGTGAATGTTCTACCCATCATAATCTTACTCAGTTTTTCATTCCTAGTACCATAGTTACTATTATATTTCGGTGTACACCACTCAAGGTTCTTGTAATAGTTATTACTAGGGTTCTCGTCTTTGTGGTTAATAAATGGATAATTATTTGGATTAGGTATAAAAGCTAGTGCTACCAAACGATGAACTAAATAAGCTTTATATTTACCATTTTTATATAATCTTACTCTTTTATACCCATAATGATTATTATTACTTAATTTTAATCTCATCATTTTACCCTTAGTCCCATTATAATTTAAGCTCCTTACCTTTCCTGTATTACTTACTTGGTATTTACCTTCATAACCTGATATATCTTTCCAAATTTGTTTTGGTAATAACATAAAAAACACCTCCTAAATAATGTATAGAAGATGTTTTGGTTTTGCTAATTATTATTTGAATATTATGAAAAAAATAATAAATAATTGTAACAATTATATTAGTGTACGTGTTACTATATAAGTGATAGGAAATAGGCCACCTATCACATCTTTTAGGTTTTATACCATATATATATTTAAAGGATTTCCCTAATAAAAAAGAGCTACTCGTTCGATTGAGTAGCTCTTATTTTTTATTCTTATTTTACTATTAATCCTTCTTGCTCTAACTGTTTTTTAAGTGGTATGGATACAGTAATTTCTATTGTCTTCTTTTGAACATCAACTAAATGTCTTCTGCCATCATGTAGGCAAATATCGTCTTGTTCTTTGGCCATCTCTCTAATAAAGCCGATTATACGCTCATCTAAATCTGTTGGAGCATTTATACCATCTGCTTTATTAGCAGGTTTTATAGTTGGTATTATTATATCTGTATTCTCAAATACCTTTATTGAAACTGCTGAATAACTCAAGCCGTTTGTTACTATTTCCTCCATACTTCTATGTAAGCATCCCTCGAATGAGATTGGATGTAGTGGTTTTCTTTTCATCATTATTATTTTACCTCCTTATCAATATAAACATCTGGCATATTATTATCAAGCCAGTTTTTAATTCTGTATTCTCCTTGGAAAATAGTCATTTCTTGGTCATCACTAGTAATTACAATCTCAAAAGGATACTTTCCAATAATATCCTTTTGATTCTCTTTTAACTCTACTAAAAAAGTATTATCATTTACCTTTGTTGGTGTTATTGTGAACTTCTCATCCTTTGGATTCAACGCTCTAATATACATTCCTAAGTCTTTAGGTGCCTCTAGTAGTTCAACTTGAAAAAAACAAGTCTTTTTAGCCTTAACACCATATACTAAATCATCAGCATATATTAATATTGGAATTTTGTTATATTCTGCTTTTCTATTTAAGTTTATCTTTATTTTTCTTTTTACATATTCCACTATTTAATCACCTCTTACTTCACATCATCTTTATTCTGCATTTCCTTTTGTTTTGCTTTTCTCTTATACATTTGCTCTTGCAGTTGGTATATCTGCTCTAATTTTAATCCAGTTTGTTTATGAATTACTCTAGGGCTAAATCCATATTCTAATAATTCCTCAACTTTCAGTTGATTTCCTTTACTCATCATATTACTTCAACTCCTTTAGTTTACTTTTTAAATACGCAATAACCGTTTCATTGCCCTTCTTATGTGCAAATTCATCTATAAGATAATCCAATTGTACTGTATCAAAATAGTCCTTCGATGGCTTATTACTAATATATGTAACCTTATTTTTATTAGCTTCATTTGGAATATACATTTATATCAACTCCTCATCTATAACTTGATACATAGAGTTCATCACCACTTGATTATTAATAACTACTTGATATGGATATTTACCTATTGTGGACTTAAGTTCATTATCAAGTACTATTTGAAATACTTTTTCTCGTTCTGTGCCTATTATAAATTTTGGTTCTATTATCATATAGTCTTTATCAGGTGTGATAATTTTTAATAAAATGTTTGTATCATCAAAGTTTTTTAGTTTGAATGCCAAGGTACTCTTTTCGCTATTAATATTGAATACTAATATATCCCTACAAGCTATTTTAGGTTTTAAATCGTTTGTAATGTCTATAATATAGTTATTTTTTATACTAATATTTAACATCTGAATACCTCCTTACTCACTTGTTAAATTTAAATTTTGTGGTGGTGTGCTTCTATCTTTATCTACTACACCTAGCCATTTTTCTCTAACTAATACTCCCATACTGGCAGTGGTATCATCGCTTACAACTTGCAATTCAACTTCACCAGGTTGTATTGAAAAATATGAACTACCGATATCTACTAGATTATTTCTTAGCTCGTTATTAACATAACAATCTCCATTCTCAAAGTCTAAATCTATTTTATCTCCTGATTCAAAGTATTTAATATTTGAAACTTCCTCACTCTCAGGATTCAGCTCATATACTTTTAAGTCACTCATGCCCATACTACAACATTTAGCCATTGAGTCTGCATCAGTTCCTATGTATAGTGCTAAATAACTTAATTCATTAGTGGAAAATTTTTCACTTCTTTTATTATTAGCAGTCAATGTTTTAGTGAATTTTCCTTTTTCATTCTTTTGTAGTGTGGCACTCCAGCTATAATACTTACCAGTTTTTTTTCTAGTTAATGTAAAATAAGCATTCAAGTCATTCCAACTGCCATATTTTCCTGATAGATAGTGGTTAGTTGTTATTTTATTACTATCAACAACTTTATCTGTTCTCTCTTTTGGAGTATCATTACTAGTAGTTAGTATAGGCTGCTTACTAATACTTACTTGTGCTCTGTTGTATTCAAAGTATTTATTTGTATCTCCGACAAATATTCTAAATAGTTGAGTACCATTTATATCAAATCCATAAAGTTCTACTATGCCTGTTTTATCATCTGCATATGCAGGGTCATCACTATAGTCCACACTACCTTCCATTGCAGCAGCTCCTCTTAATCTCTCACTGTCAATATATCCATGATGTTTTTTACCGTTTTTATCTTTCCAAGGTTTATATATTCTGTAGAATGTAACTGTTTTATCACTGCCTTTTGAGTCTTTGTAGTTATAAATATATGGTCTTTTTATTATTCTAAGCTTAGTTCCATATGGTATGGTACATTCTATCTTACTGGCTAAGTTTGGTTTTGTATAAACAGTACATGATGCGCCTGTACGTTTATCTGCCGGTGTTAGCCACATATTTTCAACTGAAAAAGTTTCTACTCTACCTTTGGAATTATCTTTAACTCGTCTTGATAAATATTTTGCATAAACATAATATGTTTTAGTTCTATATTTTACTTTTGCCCATCCATTCTGTATAGTAACATCGGTTAATTTAGTTCCTTTAGGTATGATACCCTGACTTTTACCTTTTGTATTAGGTTGAGTTCTATAATTAACTCCATTAGCATTTACTTCATAATAATGAGATTTAGTACCTGATACAGTTTCCTCAACTTTTTCAGTTTCACTTAAGAAATTATTAGGGTCGCCATTTTTTCCTGTAGAGGTACATTGTATTCTACACATAATTTTAAACTCGTCAATATTTTTACTCAGTGCAATTCTACCACAAGCTCCCTTGATTTTCTCTGTACCACTACCCATAGAGGCTAATATATAGCTATTACCTGAACTTGATATGGCAAATGTCCCGTTGGTACTTCTATCTGCATTTATATTTGCTGAACTCATTAACAATCCACCTAATGATTCGCAGAAATCATGTAGTATTAATGTCTGTTCCTTCTTTGTAGTGCTTAATGTTAATTTTGGATAATCACCTATTAATATTTTTTCTCCAGTCTTATTATTTTGTAATTGTACAAAATGTGCATCATTTCCAAGTCCTATACTTACATATGGTAGAGTTGGCAATTCTCCATTATTTGCTACTGTTAACTTCTGAGAGCCTTCCTCTGAGTTGAAGGCAATGACATTATCACTATAGCTATAAGGTGTATGGCAAATTAATTCTATATCCGCATATCCACTCACACTATTTTTCTTCTTTATTTTTAATGCGCCTTTTAACATTCCATATATAGTTACATTGTCACAAAATTTTATTGGAACTTCCTCTTTTGTACTTAATATATCATGTAAGCATTGAACTCGAGTTCTATAATCGTTTTCATCATCACCTATTACTGCAAGTGATATAGGAATTGTAATAGGGTCATATTTAGCTCCATCAAATATTTCTCCATCTCTACTGGAAACACTAATAGTATCAATAGATTTTTCGGGTATATATGGTTTTTCTATGCTAGTCACTATAGCTAAATCATTTATTTGATTTCCATCAAAGTTAAAATAATTATACATCTATATCACCTCCTTACTCCTTAATAGGTTCTGCTTTTTCAAAATATATGTCACTCATACTCTCACCAGTTATAACTTCATAAAGTGTTTTCCCACTCATTTCAGTTGGTAGTACTGGGTCAGATGTACTTCTTATCCATGTTATGTCATTGACATCTTGTTTAGCTGCTTCAAGTTCTTCATCTATTTGCTGAATGGCTCTAATATTAACTCTATTTTCTTCATCTGTTGCAAGTAATAATTTTCCTTTTGCATAATCAAATAAATCAACTGGTACATTAATATCAGTTGCTAATTTTTTTAAATCTTGTTCTGTAAAATCTCCAGTTTTAATTTTTACATCTACCACCATTGCATTTCTAATAAATGATGCATCACTGATATTTTTTCTCTCAGCTCTTTGACCTTGTATTTGTGCTCTCTTTTGAGTTGCTATCTCGTATCCACTTTCAACAAAACTTTGTTTATATTTCATTAATTCTTTGTCAGCTTCTTTTATCAACTCATTAACCATTTTGTATTTACCTTTAGATGTGTAATTATACATCTCAAGATTCTCTTTGTATTTTTTTCTAGCCTTATCTATTACTTTGGCACTTTCACCTTGTACTGCTTTTTTCAATTCTCTATATTCCATTTAATTTTCCTCCTTTAAATTCCTTGGTTTACCTTATATGAAAATTTATTGCTAACGTTTGTTTTATTGCTATAGCTAAGCACTAATTGACAATCATATGTACCTGGTTCATTCACGATTACCTCGAACTGTCTACAAATATTTTTTAAATTATCAACAACTTTACTAGTTAATAACACAATCTCTCCGTTTGGAGCTTTGATTTTAAGCTCAGCTCGAATGTAATTTGGAAGATTCCCTCTTAAATGCAGGAAAGCAGTGTTTTTATCTCCAACATTAAAAACTAAAGTTCCCTCCTCATACATAACTTCTCCATTATTTGCATTATATGAAATATGCTTCACCTTATCTAATTCATTCATCTTATTCATCCTCCTTATAAGTTCTCACCTAAATAATATTCTACGCTCAACCTAATTAGTTGAGATACACTTAATCCTAAATCTTGTGCTGCTAAATGCAATTTCTTTTTCTCATCGTCGGTTACTCTGATTGGAACTGTATTATTTTTCTTATTGTCATCTCGATTGACATCAAATACAATCATAATTCCACCTCCATTAATTGTTCTATCTATAGATATATACTATATTGTATATACTAAAAATTAATCCATTTTTGTATTTATTTTTTATGTATACAACCTATAATAAAAATAGAGAGTGGATAAAACTGCTCTCAACTATCATATCAGTGTTCATATGTGCTGGTGAAACTTTTACTATCACATATTACACAATGTATTTCTTATATATAGGTGTTTCTTCTTTATTTACTTTTATCATATGTATTCTTCTCCTAGTACTAACAAAAGGGAGATGTTATATCATCTCCCAGTATTGCAAATCCTTATATAAGTTTTTATTATTTAAATCTCTCCTAAATTGGACAACCTCGATTATAATTAATCGGGGTCTTTTTATTTTGTACTATTATATTTGACCTTATATAAGCCTCTGAGAGCCGTTTTAAATCGTTCTTAAGGTGTTTATACCTTCAATATAAATTACCGAGGGCTCCACAATTTTGTGGACATCTAGTATTTTGATAACGAAAAAATTCGTTCTCATCTCTATATTTAGAGTTGCTACAGTATAGGAGCATAGTACAAAATTGTACTTTGTTGAAATTCCAAATATAAGGAGAGCATAAGTAAAAATTTACTTTTGTTGAAATTTCAATGGTTTGGCGGATAGTGAAACTTTTACTATCCGTGCTGTGCTATTGATAGTGAAACTTTTACTATCAAATATAATAAATAAAAGTCCAGTAAAGATAAATACTGGACTATTCTGTAGCTAATATCAGTTGAATCCACTGCTCAGCTTCTTCTTTGGTATTTACTGATTTTGTAGTGCCATTCGTTTTAGCATCAAATCTACCAGTTTATAATATCTGAATGGTTTTGAGTTGATATTGACTGTTGTGTATGTAGTGCCATCAATTGTAATGTAGTCAGTTGGTTGTTCATTTTCCTTCCCTTGTTCATATAAGTATTTTGCATAGCTTTCAGCTAATTCTACCTCTGTAGCTAATCCACATTTTACTATACTTTTTAATCCTATATTCATCTTATTACCTCCTAAAATTTATCTGTATCATGTTTTATTTGATTATTTCTAAATCTAAATGTCATGTTCCTAAATTCCCCTTTATCGAAGTTGATAAAAAATTCTCTTTCCCATCCTACTTTTCCATATCTATTTTTTATTAGCTTCAATGTCATTTCTCCATCTTTTGTTGCAAGAGATATAACTCTACTACTATTAGCTCCTACGTCATCACTACCTGCTATATTAGTCAATTCTGGATTTTCTATCTTATCTTCACTAGCTCTCCCTCTATTCGCTTGTACTGCAAGTAATATTGGTATTTCTAATAGAGTACTTAAATTGAATAAGTCTTGAGATATGTGTGCATATTGTTCCTTAGTGCCATCGCCTCTTTTCCTCTTTTCATCCTTCATTAATGATAATTGGTCAATTCCTATTATGTCTGGTTTATATTGTAGTGCAAGCATTTTAAGTTTGGTTACTGTCAATTGTTCTCCGCCTAGGTCCTTTGGAGTTACAATGTGAAATAATGTAGTGTCATTTTCTAATAGCTGCTTGTATTCTCTTTGTTCACTCTCGGATATATCTCCTGTCATAAGTTGTGTATTGCTTATATTATGTTTCAAGGTTAAATGGCGGTACATTACTTCCTTAGCACTCATTTCTCCACTATACATTAATACCCTTTTGCCCTGTCTGTTTGCTTCGGCTAGAAACTTCTGTAATAGCCAAGATTTACCCTGATTGATTCTTCCTACTATTGATACAAGTTCATTTCCTGGTAGCCATCCATGAGTTATTTCGTCAAGTTCTTCAAATCCACTTGAAATACCTATAATACCTTCATTGTTGAGAGTTCTTTTTCGTTCTATATCTTGCTCAAATATATCTGCCATATCTTGTATATCTGTCCCATATTTGATTTTATTAGCTTTTAATAGGTGCTCTGATTCCTTCACCACATTCTCTAAGCCTTTGATGGCGTCCTGTTCTAAGATATTAGCGCTATCTTGAAATACCTTGAAGCCCTTCTCAAATAGATAATCTTCTTTTAAGTGGTATATAATGTAATTAATAGGCTCAAGGACTTGCACCACATCAAAGTCTGGGAATTTCCCCATAAATGTTTCCCAGTCAGGAACTGTGTTATAGGCTCTATAGTGTTGATATATGAAGTTGAATTCGTCTCTGTACGCTCCAAAATAATCTTCTGTAATGTCCTCTATCAAATATTTTTCTATATTCTTTGTATCTAAAATATTATTTATTGCTTGTAATTGTATCATTATGCTTCCTCCTCACCGTTTGTTCTATGACTATATCCTTCAAATCTTACTCTTATACTTAATCTTACAATCCTATCTGCAAGTCTTACATCAACTTTATCCACTAATCGACTTGGATGTATATTACTTGTATAGATATTACTCAAACCATTATTAATTCTTGAGTCTAATATTCCGAATAGTAATGTCTTATCACTTGCAGTATATTTATCCATTGCTCCCATGTCATCCCATATTACAACATCAGCTTCTTTTAATAGCTCAATAAATTTTAACAGTTCTGGGTCTTGTTCATCACTTAAGAATCTATTCTTATATCTACTGCACAAGTCAGTAACATTGACATAAGCACCTGGATTGTGTCTACAATCCATAGATTTAAAGTATTCTATTAATAGTTTGCACGCCCATGTCGTCTTTCCTGTCCCAGCATCTGCTGAATATATGTATAAGTCCTTCCCTTGTTCAACAAAGTTTACTATATCATCTCTTATCCTAGCTAATTTTCTGAATGCTTCTAAATCCACGTCATCGGGTATAAGTCTTATTTTATCAACACGTTGTAATTTTCTAGGTAACTGCGATTGTTTTAGGATGCGGTCATAGTAGCTTCTTATGCTACAATCACCTGTGCATTCATTATTTGCATATAATTGACATATTTCCCTAACAAAACATTCACACATACACTATTCCTCCTATTCCATATCACCAAAATAATTATGTCTTTTCTTTGTAGTTTGTTCTTTTTTAGATTCCTTTGGCTTACTGTCTTTTGTAGATTTTTTAGTCTTTTTATTGGCACCACTATATTTTGTTTTAGTAGTTACTATATCTTGTTTAGGTTCTTCTATAAAATCGTTTGGATTTAGTTCTGTCTTTGTAAATGATACACTTAATAACTTACCTCTCTTTGATGTTGCACCATTCGTTATACTCCATTCCCACTCTACCTCATATCCTATTGGAGTTTTATTTTGTAGTAATGCTTTTTCCACTAATAAAGTATTAATTTCCTTTATGGCTCTGTTTACTGTTGTTTCTAAATCATTGAATCTCATTGTGTATATTTTCTTTTTACCTTCTATTGTATAAGGGCTAATATAGTTTAATAATGTAATTGCTTTCATATCTGTATGTCCTGCATAGTCTAATTGTGAATTATATCTGCATAATATAGCCCAAATTATTTTACTGTTTAATGTGCTTAGACTTACACATATATCTAAATATAATCTTGTGTATCCTTCTACGTCTGTAAGTTCTTTACAGTCTTTTACATACTCAATGAATCTTGGATTAAACTCTATATATATCTCCTGTGCATCTGTTTCCCAAAGTATGTATTTGAAAATTGGGATACTTGCCATATTACCTGTGATTGCATCATACACCAAAACATTTTTAACTCTCGTAAATAATAAATCCTTTGTTTCCTTAATACCATATAATCTGTGTTGCTTAGCATTTATCACGTCATAACCCATTATTTTAGCTAAATCCTTATTAGTAATATTCATTTTGAAATCGGTTATGTCTGGATTATTATGTATTTCCCTACTAAGTTCATTTAGCATATAACATAAACAATTTATATCATATCCTTTGTCATATTTTGTTTTTAAATCTTGTTTTCTACCTTCGGGTATTATTAATGTGATTGCATTTGTATTGTCGATTTTAAAATAATTATCTTTAAATATTCCTAACATTTAAAGCACCTCCAAAATAATTTATTGTTCATCATATATATTAAGAACTTTTCTGAGATATTAACTGTTTTCGTAAAAATATTTTTTTAAAATAAATTTGTGCAATTCTTCGTAATGTGTTATCTATTCGTAAAAACCATGTTATCTATCCGTAATCTTGTGTTATCTATCCGTAATTGATTACGATTAAATTATTTTTTCCGTACCGTTAATTAACAAATAACCTGTATAATTATGAGCGATTCCTATATAATTAACTCGAAAAAATGCCAATCCGGAAATGTTCTTCTAATAGTATATATAATAGTAATATAAAAGTAATATATAAAAACTAAAAATAATACTCACTAATAATGAATATAATCTAAGTCCTCTATTTGGTACATTTTCTAAAAACTCATCTTGTGTTTTTAGAAGTTTTTCAACTTCACTCTTTTTATAAAATAAAAAAAGATAACTAATAATATTAGCTATCTTTAATGATTCTTATCCTTAGTTACATACACTACTAGAGGACTTTTATCCATGCAGCATAGCACATCGCCCTCTTTTATAGTAACTTCACTGAAATAGTTCTGAATTGTTCCTCTTATAGTATTTTCGTACACGTATCCATCAATCAAAGTAATTGTTTCATCGTGGTAGTCTATTATATCAACTTGTCCCACATATACATCTCCACGTAGTAATACAATCATTGCAGTAGTGCCATGTTTGAGATTATAGATGTTTTCTAAATCTCTATTATCAATCATTCTCATCACTTCCATTCTGTCCATATTCAATGACAAACTTATATAAATCTACTTCTGACACTAAATCATATTTCTTTAGCCACTCACTTATTTGTTCATTAGTATAAGGACTGCCTATCTCAGCTTCTATTATATGTCCAGCTAATGCTCTGACAAATCCATCATTCATATTGCTGATATAAATAATCTTCTGTTGAAGCTCAGGTCTGTATACGTATTGAGTTTTAGGTTCTTGCATATCGAATGGAGGCCATGAAACTGCTTGATATTTAGACCGTGCATCTTTTTTCAATTTTCCTAATTTCTTACTCATCGATATCATCATCCTCCTCAACCTCAATCTGTTCTTTTTCACCATAAACAATATCTTTTAGTTCTTGAATTTCATTTTCTAAATCTATATTCTTTTGAAGTGCTAATCGTGTTTTGATTATCTCATTCATTAGACGTATAGTACTTTCGGGTAAAGTTTGATTCCCTGCTGAATTTATTAATCTCTGTAGGGTATTCTTAATTTGCTCTGTGCTTCCAATACGAAACTGTTTATAAGTCTTTTTTTCTTTATTTTCTTTTTCTTTTGGCATTATATTCATCTCCTTTCATATAGTAGGTACGGTTTTACTATTACTTATTCATAGGTTATTATAGTCCTACTATGTGAATTTTTAATATATAATTTTAAATATTGTTCTACGTGAAACTGGATATTTTAGCTAATATTGTTCTACGTGAAACTTGTATAACCTTCATATAATGGACTCGTTGTGTTATGGTTATACTAAAAATAATACTTAGTATCATCCTCAAATAAAATATTATTAATTCTAATATTAATTGTTAAATATCTTTCCGCATATACTTTTATTTGCTCCACCATATTATATATTTCTTGTGGTGTATAGTTATTATTTATGGTCATTGTTTTTACTTGTTTTATTTTATTTTTAATTTCATCTACTGCGCCACGTTTTTCTAATAGTGGTGTTTGTAGTAGCTGCAATTCTTGTTCATTTTGTACTATTTGTTTATTTAGCTCGTCCTGTTTTGTAGTAAACATATCTTTACTTATTTGGTTATTTAAATATAGGTCTAGTACCTTCATATTTTGCTCTTTTAAGCCTCTATTAACCTCCTGTAACTGGTCTATCCTGTTTGTAGTGTTATTGCTCATACTCTCCATTATATTAGCTAATTTCAAGTTATAGTGCTGTAAAATACGCCCTCTTAATCTAAATACTACTTCATTTACATAGTCATTAGTTAATATATCAATTATTGTACTTTTAGGCACGTTAGGTGATGCACACGTTTTAACTCCAAATCTTTTCTTCGTTTGGCATCTATAATATTCAGTACTTTTATCACCACTTTTAAAATATTCATGGACAAAATGTTTATGGCACTTCATACAAGTCAACTTCGTTACAAATATATCTTTGCCCCTCCAGGCTCCTCTTTGTGTTCCTACTTTATTTAGTCGTATTTGCTGAACCTGGGCATATAGTTGCGGTGTTATAATGGGTTGGATACTATTAAAAACATCTCCATTATCCAATACTTGTCCCTGTTCTATTACTACCCACTCATCTTTTGGGCGTATTGTTGGACTGGTATCTTGTGTTAGTTTGCTACGTTTTTTTACATTGCGTGCAGAAGTACCTTTGTACTTAGGATTCGTAAGTATATAAAATATAGCTTGTGGGTGCCACAAATTTCCCTTACGAGTTCTAATACCTTGTTTATTAAGTTCATTGGATATTGCAGTATATCCTTTGCCCTTTATATATTGGTTATATATCCAACGTACCACCTGGGCTTCTTCTTCTACTATATATAATTTATTATTAACTAGTTTATAGCCATATATTGTGCTAGGTGTCAATATACGGCCTCTTTTAGCTGCACTAATCATTCCATTGTGTACCCTTTGTGAATTAGCGACTGAGTAGTTCCTATTTATTAAGGCATTTAAACCTAACATTAACTGAGCAGTAGGGTCATTTATATCTTCTGTAGTGGCATTATCTTCTAAAAATATTACATACACTTTATTTTTAGCCAACAAATCCAATATTTTTAAACAATCCAAATTACGTGCGAACCTGGAGGAACTTTTGCATATTATTTTATTATACTTTGGTTTTACTTTTTCCAGTGTAAAACAATCATATTCTTGTATGTAGTTTACTCCACACTCTTTTAACATTTTTAAAAATTGTGGTCTATTTTTAAATGATGTGCCAGTTTCCCCTGGGTCGCCATATCTTATATATTCATAGTTATTGCTAATACAATAATCTTCCAACATTTTTATTTGATTACTTACCTCTTGTTCGTCCGTGCTTACTCGTTATCGATAGTAGATTGCTACTCTACTCATTTTGCACCACCACCTTCCATATATTTCCTATTATATCATTATTATGTATTGGAAAGTAGTGTTTTATACAATAAAAAAACAAGCTATATAATTATATAACTTGTTCCTCTTGTTCTATATATGCAGCTAATTGTTGAGGTGTGTATATATTAGCGATTGTTTTAAAACAATCGCTATTTTTATCTTTCCACATAATCTGTTTGTGGTCGACCTCCAGTACTTTCTCGTTTTAAAACGAGAAAGTCTATCCCTCCTCTGTATGTAGTGTAGTTTTATTTACTAACTCCACTAATAAAAAAGACCACTATATTTCTATAATGGTCTTAAGTCTAATTTATCTAATTTATCTAATAGTGTATCAATCTTATCTACTGGTGTATTATCTTCTATTCTATGGAAACCCTCAAGTTCCATCTGTTGCTCAGGTGATAGCGTATCAAATATATGTTCGTATATTGCATAGGGTCTGTAGTTTTTACTATTTACCTTTCCATTTTTGTTTAACCATATTTTAGTTGGATAAATTCCATCTATTAAACTAATGAACAGTAATTCTTTATCAACTGGATTTTTTATAAATGGAGTATTGTGGCTATATTCTTCAAAGCTCTTAAAGTGTTGAGCAGTTTGCAAGTCATATACTGGTAAATCATTTATAGGGTCAGGTATTTCTATATTACCAATTACCTCGGCCTGTGTTGGGTATTTGAGTCTAAAGTAATTACAGCTACACCTAGTTGTACTAAGAGGATGGTAACGTTGACCCATTCTGTATAATTCTCCAAAAGCTCTAAATTCCACTACATCCCCAAATTTAAGGTTTAATTTCGCCCACGTTCTATTCCAATTCATAAACATATAAGGGCACACACTAATATTCATATTAACATCGTAGAGATTAGCAAAGAGAATACTTTGGTTGTTCTCATATGTGTTGATGAAATAATGATATGAATGGAGATGAACTCCCGTGAATACTCCAGTAAAAGTTCCTCTCTCATCTCCATATTGACGGATTGTATCATTGATTCCTTTTTCTCTAATAGACATAATTACAACTCCTTATTCACTCAGTTCCATATGGAACTCAGCTAATTACTTTCAATGAAATAATCACTAACAGTAGAACTACTGTTAGTTAAAACTGGTATAATGTACGTTTCAGCTAAAATGTCTACTCATACTTTTTAGTTGAGAGAATTAACCGAGTTTCTCGGTTAATAATATCCCACCGACCGATTCTTTTATTTTTTCTCTCTTTTTTCAATCTTACTTATAATTATTATTTATATATAGTATAGTATAAAAGTCGATTTTGCT